CTGTATTCAGTTATCTCGGTAGAGACTTTATTGATCCCTGATTTCATTACGAGATTCGGGACCGTAGCCCGGATTGTATTGAATATCAGGTTAATCGGTTCGTCACCGGTTAGACCATACTCACTGGCATAATATTTACCTACGTATTCCCTGATGAACATCGCTCGTGCTCGGCGATGTCTCCGGTTTCTCTCGAAGCCCTGTTTAACTGCAAGGGCGAATTTCGTTGGTGTAAAATATTCAGGCATTATGTATATACCTTCAACTAATTAATCTTAACCTATGTATATCTTTAGCCGCTTGTTCTTGTTTTTTATCTGATTTAGCAAGTCTTAAAACCATTTTTGAACGTAATTCTCCAATAAGTTTTGCTTTTTTAACAGGACTAATAGTTTCATAATATATTCCTTTTTTAATTAACATCTCTACTTCCTAAAATCAAATGAACTACGCCATCCTGTCGGCTTGGCACGTCTCTTTTTCAATGCTGCCTTGCGTCCTGCTACTGTTCGCATGTCGCCGCGAGTCTCTGATGTCTCTTGCCTACTCCTCATCTTGTAATACTTGTCCTCTATGGTCAGTGCATCGGCCATCGTTCTATCACCATGTGTCTTCTTAGCCGCACTACTCTCTTCGACCAGGCACGCGGGACCAATGCTTCCGTCATCATTATAGATATATGTCTTGGCCTCTTCGAGTGCCTTTATAGAATGATTGATATAACCACCGTGAGCCAACGCTCGATCATAGGCATTGAGCAACTCACCTTTGGACTTCGCATTATTGTGCCAACCGTATTTCTTAGTTTTCTTATCCCTAATATTACCGACTTTAACATCACGATAATAATACGGATAATGAAACTGTTTAACGACTATCTTGCCAAAGTCAAAACCAGGATCACCATTCATCTCCCATTTCAAGAACGGAAGTTTCTTCCGACCACCTACCCACAGTGCCAAAGCCATAGCGACACGAGCCATCTCATAGGGTGGTGTATTAGCATCAGCCCACTCAGCTACTTTCTCACCAGTCTGCCGACACTTGATCGATCCGACTGAATTAGAAGCTCCTTGCCCTTTGGACAGATCAAACCCAATAATATAATCAAGATTCTGGTCCAGTCTACCGTTTACCAGATTAACCCAGATCTTGAGTTTGCCTTTAATCGCTCTCTTACATGTCACCTTCTTCAGATCCTTCTTCTTTAGGATCATCGGAATACTGTCATTCGCCACTCCTCTTGCCAAGTCAACATCCCAGCGTGTCTTGGGCGGACGACCGAATATCGCTATATGTTTCTCAATGTTCGTGACAGTGAAGAATGTCGAACCAGCTTCAAGGTCATTGGCATCGATTTCCCTTGCCATCTCCTGTGGTGATCTGACTTCTGATTCTGCGTCATACCAAGGGGACCTTATCTTCCATGCGTTTGTTACTGAATCTTGAGTGACATGTCTACCCTTGCCTTTATCTGGATGATCCCACCAGAGCAGTGGGAACACTATAATCGTTCCATCGTTCTTCCATTTGCTGTACTCGGTGCCAGGACCGGCCACTGTGCTGTTGACAATACGCATCAATGCCGCATCTCGTGTTGCGGAACGCATCAATCGTCCGTGCTTGACCTTAGCAAACTCATCCAGTAACGCAACTAAACGTCTATCACCGGAAGCTGCGTGCTCAGTTGTCGATTCGCCATCTATGCACGAGCCGTTCAGAATGTTATAGAGGTGCATCTTGGTACGGTATTTCTGCCCAACACTACATTGGGGTGGTCGCATCCAATCCGGGAGCCAGGCATTGATGAGGTCGTGTTTTTGAAAAAGTGCCTTCAAATTTCCGTTCTGGTCAACATAGGGTTCTGTCCTTGACAGTTCGAGCAACTGTGAATCAGGTCTAAACAACCACAACCAGTGCATAAAAATCGTACAAATCCACGATGCCCCCATGTCACGACTCTTGTTTATGAGTATATCTTTTGCATTAGCCAGATGCCAAATCAATCTCTCGAAAAGAATATCTTGAATCTGCCAGGAGATAAATGGATGATAGGCTTCTTCCGACTCAAATCGCTCTCCGGTTTCGCCTTTTACATCGAACTGATGAAAAGTGAAGCAAAAAGAATTGACCCAGAACAAGAGACTTTCCTTACTTGCCGTCATCAAATCGTCTTGAAACCCCTTATCGTACTCGGCATCTTTTAGAATCTGAGATCGATATTCAAGGTTAGCCATCTTTCTCTTGGGAACAATAAGTCCAGTCCTTGAACATTCCCAGAACTCAGGTATGTCGGGGAAAGGAGTCGAAAGTTCAGGTCGAAGCTTTTCAGCTACATCTATCATTCTTTACTTTTCAAAGAACTTTTAGCAATCTGATTCACCCGCTTTGCACCGAGGCCAGACACTTTATCATGGAGTTTAGCCTTGTCACTACTACCTTTAGCATCCATCATGCTCGCACGACCTTCAAGCCGATCATAGATTAGGCCAATATAAGTTTTATCCGGCCTGTGATAAACTGGCTTAATGCCTGTTTTTTTACCGTCTTTATCAAGCACGTCTACATCTTCAGTGTAACCAGTAGCCGATCTTACAATATGCCTGACGATAACTTCAGCCTTGGTCATCATCACGGCCTCTTCACCTTTGGCCTTTACAATAGGATCATCGTATTCTTCGTTAAGTATTTCACGAAGAAACTTCGACAGCAGTTTACCGGCTGCTACTTTTTTACCGTGCTCGCTTTTTTCCGTGTCGCTTGGCATAACTCTTAATATCAGTCCCAGTTATGGTGCCTTTGTTTTTACTGGCGTAGAATACCTGTTCACCTTTTTTGGCACCATATTGTTTTTTCATGGCGGCTTTTATCTTCTTGCCTTTTTCAGTCAGGGGCATTTCTCGACTCCATACACCTCTTATACGCTTCCAGGATACTCTCAGCACTCTCACATAGAGTGACACCGCCACCAGGATTGGGACCGGTAACAACAACGCCGATCACCCGGCCCATAGAATCATACAACGGGCTACCACTACTACCTGGTGCACCTTCGGCATCAGTCTGTAACAGGTCTTTCCAGTCTCGTTCACCATAAATGTCTCTATCAAGGTGAGATAATATTCCTTTGGTTAAAGTAAACTTAAAATCTTTGTTATAAGGTGTTCCTACAAGATACACAGTGTCACCAACTTCACCGATACCAGATGATATTTTAGATATATAGAGTTCATTAGCATCTACAAATATGAAACCAACATCTTCCTCGTCATCAATATAGGAATCACTTGATTTTAGTATAGTGCCATCACTAAACTCTATGATAAGATCAGGTTGTATTAAAACATGACCAGCAGTTAAAACTACATTATCATCTATGAACACACCAGACCCAAAACCATAATCACTGCTTATCATCACCGAAGCGTTCACCATATTCTCATATACGCTTGATTTCCTATTTGAGAAACCAACCAAAGATGGGAAAATCGCCGCAAATACCAACGCTGCCAGAATCCACTTCCTCATCTTAATTCTCCGGGTCAAGAGTTATTATATATTCTTCTCAAGTGAACTGGTGTGTTATCATTATCCGCATTATAGTATAAAAGAACAATCCCTGCTGGAATCACAATAAGGATTGTACTATATGGTAGACATACCCATAATTTATTTGCATCAGTATTACAATCAGCTACTCCAAAGAATGCTGTTTTATTTGATGATCGAACTGATACCAAATAATGTTGTCCACCTTCAACGGCAATACTCTTAGCAGCACCAGTATCAGCATCAAGTAATTGTCCTGTTGCTGCTATAGGATTTGCCATATTAGGATGCGGGGGAACGCGGTTTCCGCTGTTATCACTTAGAAATACTTCACCTACCATTTATTTATCTCCTATAATTCAGTCGCCACAAGAATCTTGCGGCATCTATTGTTCTTGGAGTACCATCTGAAAAATGCAAACACGCATCACAAAAACCAGATGCCTCCAATGATTCGTGAAACGCCGAATGGAACGCCTTGAAATCATTACCGGTGAGAATATCCATCTCAAGAGGTTCTTTTGGCTTTTCTTTAGTATCAGTAACACCCTCTATCGACTTCACGATGTCTATCGCGTATAACGTACCGTTGAACGTATGCGTGCGGATTATACTCATCCCCCACCTTCCACATCACACCGTATCTGTCGGATCTCCTGATCGAGTATCAGTAGATTATTCGGACAATAGGCTTCCGGCAACACGAAGAACCCATGTTCATTGACATCGAGGTCGTAATCGACTGTAAACCCGCATACCGTACAGTGAGCGTGGACCTTGACTGTTTTCATTATGCAAATACCTCTAAGAGTGCTACAGGATTAAACGCTCCCTTAGAAGGCCCAAGTAACAACGCAAACAATACTCTCAGAAACATATCATATACGATCATCTCTGTTCCCTCAACGCAGCATCGATCTGAGCCTTCTGTACCCGGCCCTGTGTGGCCTGTCGCTTCCGCTGGACCATGTGATCAAGGATCTTCTCGTTGGCTTTCGGGTCCATAGCGTCCATCGCTTGTCTGATGAACTGTTCGCGGGGCATGTTCTGCTGTTCCGGGGTCATGCTGTCGTATACGGCTGCTATTTGAGCTTGGTTCATGTCTTCTCCGGGGTAAGCATGACCCAGGGACCACGCTTCCGGTCGTATGACCAGCTACAGGCACTCCTGGGTTGCTTACCGGTATATATCTTAGAACTCTTGAGTCTATAGCAAAAAGAGGTTCCCCTCTGTATTACCGGAGGATTAGCCTTATATATCGGGTTTCGGAGGAATATTCTCAGAATTATTTTATTTTTCTTCTTGAGAGGAACTCCTTTACGCAGTATGTGCTGATCTGGGGATCCCACTACTACATATATGTGGACCCGTTGTTAAGTGATTATCTAACAGGGGAAATGGGGTGGGGATCTTGAGTAGGAAGGGGAGGTAGGGACTCCCCGCCCGATAACCAAAGGGTCAGTACGGGGGGTTCAGTTATCGGACTGGTCTGTTGGTCGGCACAGTGATACTCATAGTGTCCGATAAAAGAATATTCAATAAATAAAAGATTATCCTTGTACTTGTGCCTTGTGTGTGCTATACTATACATATGAACAGGTTATTCAACAACATAGACGGCAGACTAATGCTATTACTCGTAGTATTGGCATATGTCTGCCTAATGTAGGGGAACTGATTATGTTACTACGACAAACATTAGAGCATGCTGTCAATGGTTATTGGGACGGCGGGGCAAAACAAACGTTTGATTGGACTATTGACGGTACATCACGGCAAGACAACAAAGGTTATTTTTGCCGGGTAGGTAGCTGGTCTGCAAACCATTGGTTTCATGTAGCAGCTGGTAAAACTGTTAAACTAACATTGTCCTATGCTAAACGACACTTACAAGCTATAACACAAATACCAAGTACCTTTGAGTATATAGACTAACATCGTCCACTACGCGAGACGTGGGGGGTCTTCTCGTGAAAGCTATGAAACGCAATAGACTACGCCAGTTAGTACAGTGGGGATACATCAGCCAGTCAGAAGCTAATCAGTTATGGCGTGATTACTTGAAACTCTATCGGAGGATAGTAAAATGAAACAATTAACGAAAGAACAGGCAGACAAATTGTGGGGTTATGCGAGTAATAGAAATGGTACAGCAAAAATCCTGCATAATGGCCAAAACGGCTATTGTGAAGAAACCAGAACCATAATCTCTTGTTGTTCAAATTGTGGAGATTACAGTCAAGCAAAAATACCAAAGGAGAACTAAAGTGAGAAAACCAGAATCAGACAAACGCAACCAACAACGTTGCAAAAATTGTGGCCGGATAGTCGGATGCGATTATCACGGTCGAAAACATAAATGTAATTGCGAGCGGGAGGAGGATAGGATTTTAGGCCCGAACCTACTTAAATAAATCACGTCAAATATCATTTCACCAAGAGCCGGGCGGCATACCCACTGTTGTCCGGCTTTCATTTTTGGCTGTATCGACACGTTGTTTCTGGGAAACAGTAGTGTTTATAAAAATCAACATCACCAGTTATCGGACGATGTCTATACACGGTCTATACACGGTCTACCTCAAACCCTCATTATCAGGCCAAAAATAGCGATATGTCCACCTGAAAATTCTATATAGACGGCGTATAACCCTATACCCGCAATAGGTTTATAGCAGTTTTCAGCCGTTTCGGTCTATACACAACGACTGAACTACTTATATACACATTTACATATTACATACACCTACCCCTTTAGTGGTACTCTATACCTCTTCTCTTATATTTATCTATATAAAGTTTTAGAGAGTATATAGACCATAAACAGTAAAAACAGATATAACACCATATACACAAACAGTTTATACGCCGTCTATACACCGATATTGACATAGACCTATATGGACGGATATACTCTACCGACCTTGAATCGCAGGTCAGCCGTCCATACACGCCCGATTATCATAGACGCAGACAGGGTTTTGTCAAGCAGATTACGCCCGATAACCAGAACTGAA